AGTTTTACTGAATTTTTCTCTTGCTTCTTCTTCGGGACTAACATATCTCGGTAATTTGTCTCTTGGATCGATTTTATATCCATCTAGATCTGCACGTAGTTCACCATGTTCATATCCAGAATATTCACCTTCATTTATATTCAAGTGTTCGTGAAGCAGTTTAAGATGTTTTTTAAATGTTTCGTTTATTAAATCTTTGCTCATAGTTAAAATTTTTCCTTTGTGTTAAATATAAATATATACAAAAAAAGAAAACCCATCAAATTAATGATGGGTTCTACTATTAGTTCTTCCACATCGGATTAAGTTTACCCCGTCTGGATATAGAAGAATTTTTTTGTTCTTTATCACCTATCCCTTTTTGCCATTTTTTATATAGACCTGATTTTTTCAAAAAACGTATGACTATATATTTACTAATAGGGTACCCAGTTTCCGTGATTTTATTAGCAATTAACTTAGGACCATAACTTTGATATAGTTTTATGATTTCATTTTGAATGGTTTCTGGAATTTTAACAAATTCATATCCTTTCATTTTTTTTCGGTTTTTTTCAGCTACTATTTGTTTAGTTTCTTCACTACGAATATCTCCACGGGTTTCCCATATTTTTTTATTGGCGACTCCAATTTTATCTTTCCAATTTATCTCTCTCCCCACCAATTTTTTCTTTATTTTGTCTCTTACATCACTCCTTTGCCATAATTGTTTTGCTATATCACGCCTTTTTTGTTTATATTCATCAGTTTGCCTATATGCATAACTGGCTGAATTTCTCGTGTCATTAATTTCTTTTTTACGAGATTCTGATTGATTTGAATATGTGTCTCCTCCTATTCCACCAATCGTTATATTATAACCAATTTTTTTATTGGTTGCATCTAAACTGGTAATCCAATATTTTTCTCGGATGTTTAAATCTTTCAGTGATTGACATTCCTCTAAAATTTCTTTTTTGAAGTTTTCTTTTCCGTATTTTTTAATAGCCTTAGCCAGTAACAATCCTGAACCATAATAGTTAGGATTGTTACTGGCATCTTTACCAACATAGAACTTACCATTTATTAAATTTGTTGTTTTGTATATAATCATATATATAAATATGATTCATAAAGTCAAGACAACAGATTATCTGTCACTTTTTTGTCACTTGATATAGTAACTTTTTTAGCTGTTCTTTAGACAACTGTTTACCATCCAAGATAGTAAAAATATAAGAACTTCGGTTAGATTCCTTACCATAAGATGTAAAAACAGCAATCGCCTGTTCTTTACGAGTAGATAATGATCTAATCTTATTAGTGAAACGGTTCATTCCGTCTACTATATTCAATACTTCTTTGAATCCATCACAGATAGTAGACATGTATCCTCTTACCATTTGATAACATTCAAAATCAAATTTTTCAATTAATTTTATTTCAAAATCTTGATATGATGGCATATCAAATTCAAAAAACATCTCAATTGTATTTTCAAAAGTTGCATTACCTTTGAATGCGTGACATTTGAGGTATTCAAATGACTTTACCTTATGAATGTATTGATCATTCTTGGAATATACACAAACGCCTTCACGATCCTGCCACTTATCTACATTCTGTAACAAATCATTGACATCAGTAAAAGTATAAGTAGCAGGACGAAGTAAATCATACTTCTTAGCCATAGCATCCAACATATCTTGTTGTGCAAGTGAATAGTTGATATGATTAATAAAACCAATCAACTTCCACATAGGTTCATCGCCATACGATAACACAATTTTATTGATTGGAGACAGCCATTCCCAAATGATAGAATAACCCCAAGTATCATTGTTATCCTGTAACTTACTTAGAATAGTTGACTTGAACAATTCTAACTCAAAACCATTATCCATAGTAGAAGCATCAACAGTTCCACGGGTTCGTAGAATATATTGACCCTTATACTTGCTAACAATCAAAGTGCTACCGTCTAACTTTTCAACAACAGTGCAATGCTTCAATGAAGTAGGAACAGGAAAATGTTCTGGGTTTTCACCCCAATTAGTAAACTTCGGTAGCGATGCACTAATCACTTCACCTTCATAGTTCACAACCACACTACGCATGTGTTTGTTGCCTTGATGCCATTTAGTTCCTATGTGTTGAGGTTGAATCAAATGGACAATTTCTCCGTTGAGAATGTGTTCATGCACCATGAATTGGGTGCGGTCAACCATATCTAGGTTAATTTTCATACACTCACTTTACCACGATTTTAAAGAAAGTCAACCATAATCCGCATCTTCGTAGACATTAACTCCACATTCTTTACACCAACGCACATATTCATCAACAAGATGTTTGAATTGCTTGTTTTCACGGTTAATCTTTTCCTTGGTCAATTTTGGACGAATAACCTTATCTTGTAGCTTCATGTAGATTTGTTCACTCATAACTTTATTAGATTACCACACACTTTATAACAAGTCAAGCTTTAAAGTCCATACTTGGATTTGGTAGCGTCATAATTAGTAGTTATCTCAGCTAAACTCAATCCTTTAGTATAAAAATAACAAGCTCCTATCTTGCCATCTAAATAAGGAGAACCTACACCAGCACCAATATAACCTAAATACAACGGATTTGTCTCACTATATGTATCGGAACCGTGAGCAGTACTAATATATTCAGTCGTATTAATATACACTTTAGTCGTATTAGCCGTAGATGTTATTTGAGAAATAAATGTATACAAATACCAAGTGTTAATGCTTACATTCAAAGTTGAATCACTCACTTTCTGAGTACCAGTGCCATTTGTTACACAACGAGTTTTTGCTGTATTTGAATATAATCCACCCCAATAACCATCAAATCCAGAAGCACTTGATAACTTGCCAAATACAGGCTGTCCTTGCGTATTTAACGCTGGTAATGTATCAAACTTTACCCAAACTTGTATGGTTCGTTGTGTACTAGTATTTAAACTTAAATTGGATGTATGTGCTATACTAATATTATCATTCAACCCATCCAAATCAAATATACCACCATCAGTGGATGTCCAAGTAGCACCATTTATTGTAGCATTGTTGCCATTGCCACTTTCATCAGTCCATAAACCCGATGTATAATTAGTAGCATTCAATTCGACAAATAAACCATCAGTAACAATACTTGGAGTAGGCGTTGGAGTATCAGATGATGCACTGCCAGATGTGCTGTTGGTACCACCCATTCCACCATCAATAAAATCATCCCAACTAGGAATATTTATATAAACCGTTTTTCCTTTTTTGTTTCTACCAATTATCCTACGCATATCTATAAATAGATATCACATAATTTATAATTTAGGTAATTTGTAAATAGATATCACATAATTTATAATTTAGGTAATTTGTAGTCTGGTATTTGACCTGCAAACCAAAAGAAATCTTCTTCAAAACTGTAATAAAAGTTTTGATCAGTTGCATGATTGTATGCTTCAATCACAGTTCTATCATTGATAATACGTTGTTTACCCCTAAATTCCATGTGAGGATATTTAACTTTAATTTCTTCTGGAACGTGAATATTCATTGTTTCTTACCACTAATTTTGTCAATCCATTTATTGGGTAGTACAATAAATACAGTAATAATTACAAGACTAATTACAGATGGATCAACGTCAATCTTGTATAATTTGTATGCTAGATAACTTACTAGATTACAAAATACAAAGCTGATTAGAAAAAATACAAATAGTCTCATAGAAATAATGATTGTATACTCTTTAACTTACGATTAAGTTCACTATTAAGTTCCCTTATATGTTCAACTTCTTGTTTTAGTTTAGCATTTTCTTCATGTAGAGTTCTAATGTTATCTAGTAACTCTTCTAATATCTGTTGATTACTTTCATATTCCATATTATTCAATCTTTCCGTATACAGTTTCTACATCTGTATAATAATTAGTCAATCCAAATGGACGAATAGTAAACCGCCAAACTTTTTCACGATCCTTGAAGTTATAACCACTGATATAACCAATACCACGGTTAGTGTTTACCTTATCCCCAAACTTGTAAGGAAGAGGATTTTCCGCAAGAACCTTAGCAAACAATTCGTTATTATTGATCATAAATCAACTATAACACACTTTTTTTAAGTGTCAAGAATTTTTTTCAATTCTTCATCATCCACGGGAATGAAATCCTTTGGTTTAGATAAGTCTTTGTGATGTGTTTTAATCCATCCTTTAGTATTTCTACCAACATTATCTGTTTTACCAGTAGTTTCACAAATATTACTGCTTAGATATTCTGCAAATTCTACAACGGCACCAATCTTATCATCACCGCCAGAATAATAATATCTAAGTGTACCAAACTTTTCTTTTACTTGTGCAACTTTTACTTGTGGAATAGGTTTATATTTATCTGGATATTTTTCTGCCCATCTATTATGTTGGTCAATATAATCTTGAATATATGTACTTAACCACAAAATTAATCTAAACCATCCATCATTACATTCAAATCCAAATAATGCAAATGGTTGTTGTTCACCACACTCTGTATAAAGTTTGGGATAATTTTTATATAAATAATCTTCTAATTCTTTTTTCATAGTTCGTATTCTTTGCCGTCAAAGTATGCTTTACAGTTTAACTTTCTGTCAACACTAAATATTTTTATATCTGATTCATTAAACATACTAAATGTAGTGTGATCATGACCTTTCCATTGTTCTCGTTGAGCATTATTACACAAATCATTAAATTGTTTATGAATATAAACTTCCTTGATACCACTCTGGATTATACCTCTAGCACAGTCTGCGCAGGGTAATGCATTAGTATATAGTGTAGCATTCTCTGTATCTATACCATATTTAGCTGCAGCATAAATCGCATTTCGTTCTCCATGTTCGTACCATTTATATTTATCTGGTCTTTGATGTCTTACTTCATTTTCATCATTTACACCAATTGGTATACCATTGTACCCAGTTGATATGATACGTCTATCTTTTACAATAATAGCACCAATCTTGGTTTTAGGATCTTTGGATTTACTAGCAACCCAATAGACTCCTTGTAAGAACCAATCGTGCCAATCAGGCGGTGTGTAATTTAATCCCATAAGTGACAATAATATTTTGCAAATAGTTCTAGACCTTTTTGTTTGCGTTCTTG